GCTACAACATATGTTTGTATTGGCTGCTGTGCTTGACCACCAATGGCTTCTGCTAGTTGATTAGTGTCTGATGCACCTACAACATTAAATGCAGGCGGTTCTGATGGTGCTGATGGTGATGAAATACTTGGAACTGCTCCTCCTGCTGCTCCTGCTTTAGCTTTAGTTTTAGATACTGCTTTTTTAACTGATCGCATAATACCGATCCCTTGTGCAATAGCACTAGCAATAGTAATAACATTTAAAGGAAAACCAATTTTAGAACTGTTAGCGACGTTTTCTGCTGTTGATACACCTGCTGATCCGATTGCTTCAGCACCCTTAAATGTGATTCGCTTTAAATCCATTATTGTTTCCTGTAATGCAAGCCCTTGTTTAATAATTAACAATGCCTGACCGATGCCTGATTCAGCATCAGCAAATTGTGCAACAGCATCAACCACATCTTTTTTGTCTTGTATCTTTTTTTTGGCTAATTGACGTTCAGCATCATTAATGTCAATGTCCCTTTGTAAATTTGTTTGTCTTGATTGCTCCGTGAAGTCGTCTAAAGCTATCTGTGCGTCTATTTTAGCCTGTGTACCTGCATTAGCGTTATCAACTATAGCTTGAAGCCTAATAGCTTCTTGTTCAGCCTCTAATACATCAACTTCTTTTAGCTTTTCTAATCGTGTTAATTCATCCTGTATTAATTCAGCATTAAACCTTTTACGCTCTATAGATAAATTGCTTTCACTTTCTTGCTTACTATTAGTTAACTCGATTTTTTCTTTGTCAAGTGCTAAATCATTAGATTTTTGTTCTGACCTGAAGCCCTCTATCTGTGCTAAAACACCTTCCTTTTCAGCTACTGCGTCTAATACTGCAACATAGTCTTCTTGCTTACCAGTTAAATTAAATTGAGCCTGTGCAGCAGCTAAAACTGTGTTGGCATTTTTTATCATTTGTTTTTCCTGATCATCAAGAACTGCTTTTAAGTCATTGTTAGCTTTGATTCTATCGTCAATGCTGTTACGTTCTTCATCTCGTATTTGTCTTAACTTTTCTGCCTCCCTGTCTTTCTGTTCTAATAAAATTCTTGTCTGTGCTATTGCAATTTCTGCCGATTTCTTTAAAGAAACATTTGATTTAGCTGTTGCAAGTGCTGCTTCAACACTTACTTTTTTTAATCCATCAACAACTTGTGTTCCGATTGCTCCTGCTTCATTAACCGCTTCTGCAAAATTATTTACAATTGATTTTCCTGCGTCTGAAGCTGCTTTAGCGACTTCAATAATATCATCTTTAGTTTCTTTAATGCCCTCCTGTAACGCTTTTATTGTTGCAGGGTCTTTATCTCCAAAAAATGATTGTTCCCAAGCTAACTGTGCTGCTTGTAACCCTAATTTAATTGCGTAAAAAGATAATTTTAAAGGAGTGAACGCCAACGTTACAATGCCTTTAACAACTTTGCCTAATGCGTCAAAATTTTCTGTAGCTGCTGAAACATTTTTATATACATCAATAAATGTATTTACAACTTGATTAAATATAATTTGAGCAGTTTCAAAAACAAGATTTAAACCATCCATAACAGTTTGGTTTTCCTCAATTGCACCTTTTATAAACTCAAAGGCTTTTTGTAAAATAAATAAAACCCCTGTGACCTTACCAATATTTTTAATTGAAGTACCAACCTTACTAACTCCTTTTGCACTTTCTTCAGCACCCTTTTCAACATCTTTTAATTGGTCTTCTGTTGCTTTGTTGGATTTTTTAACTTCGTCTTGTAAAGATTTAACTTCCTTTTCAAGCCTTTCAACATTTTTTAAAGCGTCTTTTGAATTTATTTCAAATTCTACTTGAATTTTTTCTGCCATTTTATTTTTCTTTTTGTTTGTTTAACACCTTCAGAAAATGATTCTGCAAGTTTATATTTTCCTTGTGCGATCCTTATGTTTTCAGTTTCACCATTTACCAATTTGAGCAATTCTAATATACTTTTTATCATACTTTATTTAATAGTTCTAGTTCACTTTTACCAGTCTGTAAATTGGTTGTAACTGAATTAATAATATATCTTCTTTGGTTTATTGTAAAGGTGTCATTTAATTTAAAATTAAATAATATCCTTAAAGGAAAAATGGCTGATACCTTTGTAATCCTTCTGCTTTTATTAAATACATCAATTATGTATTGACTTTGATAATCAGAAAATAATGTGTCTGTAAACGTATTTGTGTTTGTGTATTCGTTTAATTCTAAATTAAAATTAATGTTATGTTTTCCTGTTGCACTATCTAAATACAAACTATTTGATGGTATTATATAATCAGTTAGTTCAACGTGTGTACTAGAATCTTTAACTAAACTAATTGGTGTACCACCTGTTTGTCTTATTGCATAAAAAATTAAAGGCTTACCAATATATGGCTGCCTGTTTTCGTTTACTGAATACCCCCATTGAATAGTTGTTGAAGAACCGTCATCCCCATCAACCAATCTTTCAAACTTCATATGTTCAAAAGGTACTTTTACATTATATGTTTTATTTGAGGCATTATAATTAACTCCTGACCCTGTTCCATCATTACTTGTTCCACCAATATACCCTAATGTTCCCCATCCTGTTCCAGACAATTGCTCGTGTTGTTTAGCTAGAAAAGTTCCCAAACCTTCATATCTATAAAGTATTTCACTATAAGGTAAAGCAACATTAACTTGACTTTTTGAAGTGTTTACATATTGTGATATGTCGTAGTTTACAGGTGCATCATTACCACTAATATCTGCTGATGTGTAGTAACTATAATCAATTCCTGAACCACCCTCTAATGGTCTAACAACGATTGTTCCTGAATCATTAACATAAGCAACTAAATTGAATGTTTTAAAAAGTCCTGTTAAAAACTCCATAATTCCAACATCTGGAATCTGTTCAGAAACAGAAAAGTCTTGTACTTCTTGAGCAGTAAAATTATCCCTTCTTACTATATCAGTAAATACTTGTGGAGATTGCCCGGGGTCATCATCAAATTCAATAACAAAAGTCCAACTAATTCTGCTAAATGAGATTGTCCCTGAATGTCTAATTAAAATATTATAATCTACACTTCCTTGTAAGTTACTATTAGCAATAGGATTATTTATAACACGAGAACCTGTATCTGTACTTGATTCATAAACTACTCCAAAACCGGATGCTGTAATTACAACCGAATAAGGTAAAGTCGACGTTGTCTGTATATTAAGACTATTTGAATTAATTTCATAATCTCCATCAGGATCTAAAATATAGCTTGGTATATTTATGTTAATGCCAGAAACACTAACTCTAGAAGTTGTTGATTGTGGAAAATTATTTACTATTGACAGAAAACTTGTGACTTGCTGTGCAGGTGCAACAGAACCGCTTTTACGATGCAGCCACATATACAAGTTGTAAAATTCTGGATTATTTGTATTAAAAAAATCCCTTGAAAAAACAATATTATTAGCATAATTATTGGCAATAGTATATTTAGCTTCAATCTGTAATATTATTTCATATAATCTAATTGCATATTTTAATTCATTCCATATAACGCCGTGATCATTTGTTCCACTTCCTGTATGATAAAACAAGTTTCCATCCCCTGAAGTGTGGGCAGCAGAATCATAAAACAACCTTTGTGTGTGTGTTATTAATGGTGCTATAATTGTGGCAAGCGGGTCTTGCAACCTATCCTCCATTTCATTAGGACTATAGGGAATAATAAATTCAGAACCTGAAAATGGTAATGAGGCTAATTTATCTTCTCCAATAATATCTGGTAACTCAACAGTATTTCCGAAGAATGTAATTCTATAAGTATGAGCAACATTGTTTTTTAAATCAACACCTTCAAGTCTTATTCTGCCATCTTTATATGGTACTGTGTTTAATTCAATACTTGCTGATTTCTTAATCCTTGCATCAAATCCATTTGTGATGTCATAATTATAGTAATGCTTAAACAGCTTGTTGTTTACCTTACTAGCAGGTACAGAAAATGTCTTGGTAAATGAAGTAAAAATCTTTGCAATATCTTTAATATTTTGAATCGTTTGAGTAATCGAAACAGTTTCGTCTTTAAATAAATCAACCCTTTGCCCTTCAATATATAGCTGTAATTTTTGCATTTATCTAATGTTGTTTATGTAATCAAAAGCATCTTCAAACTCAATTGTGTATTCAATTAGCCTATCATTTACAGAAGTTTTAATTGCCATACTAGAAGTTTTTACTGTTACAGGTATTGTTTGATATGAACCGGGTTTTTCATTTCTTGGTATTTTAATCCAAACATATTCGCTTAATAATAACTGCTCAAAATATTCAACAGCCCATTCTGGATAATAACCTGAACTTAATTTATAGGTTTGTTTAGCATTAGTATTAAATACTTTTGTAGGTGCATCTGTTATAGTATATTCAGCAGGAACATTATTCGCAATTACTAATGTATTCGATTGATAGTTTTCGTTTCTTCTGCTTATATTTCTAGCATTTTTTAGAAAGAACCATAGGTCTTGTTGTACTCCAAATTTATTTATAAAAACACATTGTGTTCCAATACCATATTTTGTACAATCTATTCTTCTAACTTTTAATATTGGAGTTATATCATTTACATCAATAAATGTGTCTGTTGACGAAATAGTATGTACTACTGCTACACCTGAAGAATTCATTCCAACTACTTTTGCTGCAACATTATAAGGAAGAAAGACCTCAAAACTATCAAGGTCTGATAATGATACATTTGCCGCTAATAACCAAGTCGACAATAATCTTTCAGAAAATGGTAATTCTGGATTAGCCCCATCTGTATAAAGTCCATACGCTTCAAAGCCATAATCATCAAAGCTTTGTTGAAACCCTACTGTCGAGCCAGTTCCGTTGAGCCCTGAGTAGTTAGTTAACAGCGTTAAAATACGAATTGATTGAGGTGTCGAATTATTAGACCAAGTTAAGTCTAAATAATCCCTTGCTAGTTCTGAAATATCAAAGTTTATCCCTGTGTTTGTGCTAGGGTTATTTCTTATTATCGTATATTTTAGATTGCTTTCAATGTATATTCTACACTTAGTAGATAATACACCTGTTGCTCCTGCAATCACTTTATACTGTGGGCTTCTTAATGCTATGTTTGGCATAATTTACTTTTTTTGTCCAAAGACCATTTGAGATTCTATATCTGACACAAATGCTTTTGTCATTTCTAATTCATATTTTTCAATTCCTTTTCTGAAGGGCTTTGTAAAAAACATATTCGCTTTAATACCTTGAAAATATATTTTCTTAACTATTAAATATCGCATTGACTTGTATGACATAAATCTTCCAAGTTCATCTCGCCATTTTAACTTCTTTTTTTTAAGCCACTTTTCAATACCTTTAGTAAGACCGCCTTTAACACCTGTTCCACTTCCATATTGAAATTTGGATAACGCTGCTTTTGTTTCTGGATATGTAGAATTAACCCCCTTAACACCACGATCAACATAAGCCCCATAATCTTCCATCATAAATTCAACCAACATTGCTGTGTCGTCTTGATGCAATTTGTATTTAAGGGAATTATATAAACTCCCACCGCCCTTTTTATCTTTTGTTAGATTTGTCTTGGACTGTTTAATTACATATTTAGCATATTCGGTCATTACCGCTTCCAAATTCTTCAACTCCATTAGCAGATGTATATATCATTGTAAATTAATATATCCATTGTCGCTGTCCATCCTGCAAGCATATTTGAAAACCTGTCATAGAATGGTTCGAGCGATGGGTTGCCATCTAGTTGATACATATCAGAATATAAGTCACCCATTCTTAAACGCTGTATAAGCCTATTTAAGACCGCAAGCTGCGTGTTTAATATGTCCTGCTCATCATTGTTACCTTTGAATATATCTGCTGTTGGGTCTTTAGATAGGTTCACCACATCCATACCTAATACGCTAATGTTAAACCTCAACACTTGTTCTTCATCAGTCACGTTATTTACAATGATATGTCCCATTGGGAAAATGTCCTGCTTATTTAGATTCACATCACTTATGTCACCAGTTGTAACTGTGTTTATATTAACGTCTTGTAAAAGCTGTTCTTTTATTGTTTCGGTTAATTGATAAAATCCCCTGACTCCCTGATTGCTCATTTAAACTTATTTTTAATATTCTTTGATTCCATTTGACTTTTTTCTTTTGAGTATTCTAATGCATACAGACATTTGTGTAACCCTAATTTAGTGATATCTTCAATTCTTGTAATATCTCCTTGAGCGAGTATAGTGAATACTGATTGATACCATCCCCACTTTCTTGAAAAGTTTGATGATGCGTCAAGTTGTCCCTGTTCGGGTCTTCCAAATAATCCATCATAACTTGAGATAATTCCATCCCTAAATTGTAGAAAAAAAAAACTGATCCTAAAACCACATCCAAAGGAATGTCTGTTAATTTGTCCTTTGACTCAACATCATATTCACTAATCAAATACTTGTCATCCATCTTTTCCGTGATAGGTCTGTATAAAACATTCATAGCAATTTCCATATTATCCCAATCACCCATATAGGTATCAAGGTCAATGTATTCACCCAAAGAAATATCATCCAAGTTTGGTATGACACCATATTCAATCCCATTCATTACAAATGATTTTGTAAGGTTTGGTTTCTGCTCAAACATATCACTAATAATCTGAACCACTTTATCTGCATCTTTTAGCTTTAACTGTTTTACAGCTTTAGGTTCAAGGTTGCAGAATATCTCTATCATTTTGCATTGCAGAAAATAATCATCTGTATTGTTTTTTTGTATCTTTAAAAACTTTTGATATTGTTTTAATGATATTTCTGACAAATGATTAGGTATTGTTAATTCAGCTTTCATATGTATATAACGTATTTAAAGTTCATTTTTATAATAGTAAAAGTAATAAAAAAAAGGTAGCTATTTCTAGCCACCTGTATATCTATTTTAATGCTGTTTTAATTACATCATATCTGCTTCGTAACAACTGTTGCTGCACACCCCTTTATCTTCTTGCATAGGCTTACCACATACACCACATTCATATTCTGGCTGCTCGTGTGGATTTAAAAAATCATCCCAACTCATAATTTATATATCAAAGATTAAACTTAATAACACCCTTACTATAAAATAACAAGGAATCACAATCAACATAATACCCTGAAACCTTTTAAACCTTTTACCTGCTTTGCCTGCTTTGCTTAATTTCTTCATCTGTTCTATTTATTTAAGTCATTAGTATATAAATCAAAAACTGGTAAATCCTCATTGTCTTTGTTTATTAATTGACGTTCAAAGATTTTTTTATTTTCTATTTCAATATTCTCTAAAGCCATTATGCAATGTTCTAACTTTTCGATATCATCCCAAAAGACTTGTCCTTTCTGAAACTCAATATTACCTAAAGTAGTTATTAATCTTTTCTTAATTGATTCAATTGAATTATCAACTAATAAATTTTGATGCTTAAAACTTCCCATTGTTCTGTTTTTTTAAATACTGGCATTATTACCAATACTCAAATATATAACTTATTTACTTATAAACAAAACATTTTATAACTTTTATGATATATAGTAAGTTCCCCTATTAGGATTTTGTAGCTGATATGATACAGCATATCTGATCGCATCGATTAAATGATTCCAATTGTCTTGTGGTGTTTTTGATTTCTTTTCCAACCACGAATAGTTGTTTAGTTCTTTGATGAGGTTTATACTTGATTCATCCACAACCAAATCATAGTCTTGAAGCAATGAGATTCCATATGTGATTGATCCTTGTCCCTTTATTGCTTTAACCACATTACAGCCCTTTGATTTGATTTCTGACAGTAATCTAGGTTCAGCAGAATCACCAACGATTAAATCGCTTTTAGCGTGCTTTAAATTAAGCATAGCAATTTCTGATGTGGTAAGTCCATTCAAATAAAAGCATTCTTTTAAATAGATGATTTTGTTTCTAGTGTCAATGTTTGTTTCAACCAACGTTGAAGCATCAGCAGCAAATCCATAATCCTGACCATATACAGAAACCCCTATCTTTTTGAATTGACCAATCTTCCAATTAGTAAATATGACTCCTTCTGCTTTTGCTAACCATCCCCCAAGCATTTGATGTTTATACTTGTCTGGTCTTCTTTTCTTGATATTCTCTATTTGGTTTAAATAGCTTTCAGATAGATTGTCGAGGTTATCTAAATATGTGGTGTGTATGTATGTTGTGTTTTCTTTAGTTGTGTTGCTTCCCTCCATTACGCCCTTGTCTTCAAAAAACCTGTTGTATATCCAATGTTCTTTTGTTACAGGATTCAATATCATTATGACCCTGTTTTGTTGTTTAAGGTTTCTGACCGATAGATCAATCTTGTCAAAGATGTTTTCATCAACTAGTTCTTCTGCCTCATCCATTACCCACGTGCTAACATTGGTTAGGGACTTCAGGTTGGCTGTTTGGTCACCAGACGATGTCTTAATCCCTTTGAATATTATCTTGCTTCCTGAACGCTTATTTATGATTTCATCTTTTGTGATGTGGAAGTCTTCTTGAATATTTAGGGTTTCAATCTTGTCAAGAAATTCAGGTATTATTGAGATGTATGCAGATGCTAATGTGAAACGTGTAAATAGGATTGTATGCCCTGCTTCATAGGTAAGCAGCACAAGCATTAAGTTAATAGAAAATGATTTACCAGAACCACGACCCCCAGTCACAATGAAGTAACGGGAATCTGTGTCTGTAATTGGTGCATACTTTTTATCGACTTCTATCACTTAAACTTGATGAGGTCTTTAAAGTTTACATTAAAGCCTTCAGATGATGTTATATCAACTGATTCTTTAGGCTTGCCATATCTATACCCAAAGTATAAAGACATAGCACGTGAGTCCCCTTTAAGGATTTGTTTGCCTAATGTTTTGATCACCTCATCATTGTCAATTAGGTTGTCTAGCTTTTCAATGAGTTTAATCTCATCTGCTTTTTTGGGTCTGCCTGCTCCATCCCTTACGCCTCCATTGTTTTTTCTTTTATCCATATTGATAATTTATTGTTTATTCAATCTTACTATATAACGTTTTTAACGATTGATTTTATTATTATTTAATATGCTGAACCACTTATTCCATCGGTTGATTCTATTATCTCGCATTTATCCTCATATTTCCAAGCCCAACTTTGTTTAAGCAATGTCAGTCTTTCTTCAGCTTGCAACCTTTGTTCTGGTGTTATATCTTTCAACACTTGCATTATGGGATCATTTAGCCTAGCTTCTAATGTTTTAATTTTTTCAGTTAATATTTCATTTTTGGTTTCGCTGTTTTTTAACTTGTTTTCTGTGTAGTGTATTTTATCAATCTCGTCATAATTAAGTTTACTTTTAAAACTGAACATTGTTTCAATTTCTCCTAACATTGGATTGCTTTCTTTATAGATTAGATATGATTTACAAAGATATATTGCGGTACAATGATCCATATGCTTACCATTATCTTGGAAATATTTTGCTATCATAACCCAACGCATCAAAAGTTTTTTTCTTAAAAGATAAACGACTAATGCCCTTCCTTCTACATATTCCCTTTTCCTTGTGTTCTTAAAAATATCAATACCTGTTATGTCAGATACTTTTAACCCTATTTCTTTTGCACTATTTACTTTCATTTTATTTTTTGTTTCTTAATAATTGGATTTCACGTTCTATGTAATCTTTAGCTTTCAATAAGTCTTGGAGTTCATCACGTTTTTTGCCTGCTCTAATTACATACTTTAATATGTTGCCTCTACAGAAGTTTAGTTGATAGTCGTTTATTATATCAATGACATCATAGTCTTTTCCGTTTTCATAATGTGGTTGTGTTCCTTTCATATTATTTTTTTTAATTCGTTTCGATATGCTTGGGCTGCTTTTTTCTCGTCTTTAAAATATCCAAGATGTTTGATTTTTCCGTTAACCCTTATAGCTCCTTGCCATATGCTTTGTCTTTTATTCCAACAGACTCCAGTATATTTTGATGAACCGACTTTCATATCTTTTACTATATTTTCTCTACTTGAAATTAACTGTAGATTATAAAGTTTATCATTTTCTTTGTTATTATCTATATGGTCTACAACTATTTTATGACCACAAGGTTTATGATTTAAAAAAGCAATAGCTACTAATTGATGAATTTTACTGTTTGACCAACTTCGACCATTCTTACACAAATTAACTCTATATCTTCCATTTGAATTTAAGTTTTTATTAAGCTGCTTTACGATTCCTTTTTTACGATAATTTAAACTTCTTACATTACCTAAATTACTAACTTGATATAATCCCTCAAATTCTGGTATATCTTTCCAAACCTCTATTCCCAATTTACTTAATGTTTTTGATATCATTCTGTTCTTAATTTTAGTAGGTGATAGCATTCTGCGTATTTCTGTCTGGCTTTGCCTTTATATTCTTTTTGGAATAGTTCAAACATCTTTCTTGTGTATTGATATTTTGTTTCACAGTCTGCTAGATATTTTTCTGCAAATCGTTTTCCTTTGCCTTTAAAGTAATTGACGTTGTCTGCTGTGTCCCCAATTATAAATTGCTCATATAAATTGTACATTGCTTCGTCTTCAGTAATGTCTAATATTTCTTTGTGCTTATAATGATAGTTATATATTAAAGCAGGAAATTGTTTGTAGTCCTTGTCAATAGAAACAATCATTACATTATCCCTTCCTGCTGCTTTAGATAACTCATACCAGTATTTTGCAACTATGTCATCAGTTTCAATTCCAAATCCATATACGCTGTCGTATTGGTCTTTCACGAATTGGTGCATCTCATTTAATAATGGTGGCAGTTCTTGTTTTTTTCTGTTGGCTTTATATACAGGTGTTATTAGCTTCCTAAAGTTTCCTTTTGATCCACTAAATGTAATCACCCTATCAATATTATATATGTCTTCTAAATGGTTAACAATAGCCATATACTGCTCGTCAAACTTACTCCTTGCATCTGAAATGTCTGTGTAGTATTTTTCATCTTCAGGATGTTCACGTTTTTTGTAGCAGCTTGCAAAGATTAAACTGTCTGCATCTATTAGCAAAATCATAATACTTTGATTGCATCTTTGATGTTGTCCATATACATATCTTGCATCTTTTGATTTTCCTTTGTTACTTGGTCAATAATAAATGGAAGGTCTTTAAATAGCTGCTGTGCATCCATAACAAGGCATCTTTCTTCATTAGCATCTCCATAATATATATACAGTTCCCCATCATTACAATGCAGTTGATGTGTTTCTCCTACATAAGTATTTTTTTGGGCTTGTTGTAATTCTTGTTCTAGTTGATTGATTCGTTGTTGCTTTGTCATTATTGTTGTATTAGTGTTATTATTATTAAAATGAATATTACTACAAAACAGAATAAAGATATCTTCATTGAATCTTTGTATTTTCTGTCTGATTTTCCTTGCCTTGAACGGAACTGTCTAATTTTTCTGTGTTTCATTGTTCTAGTTTTATGTTAAATTTTGCGAAGTTTTTTTCACCTTTTGTCTGTTTGACTTGGTAGTTGATTGACACGTCGGTGATATTCGTGTCAGACTCAAGGAGTGTTTCAATCCTTGACTTTAATTCTATCCAAGCTGCGTTGTTAAGTTTCATATTTCAAATGTAATTTAAATGAACTTATAAACAAAACGTTTTACAACTTATTTCTTGAAAGTGTTTAGATTGATTCTAACAGCATCGTTTTCTTTAAGCAGGTAAACATCTTTAAGAATCCTTTTTTTTGTCCACATTGTAGTGTCTGGACAGTATTTCTTTATAGTGTCTGGCATCTTTAAAGTGTTGAGCCAATACATAAAATTTCCTTTCGGATCATTGACAAAGTATAATTTAATTATATCTTCATCTAAATTCATAAGTGCTGAATACTTATCAAGTTCGAGCATCTTTTCTTCATAGTATTTATTTCTAAACTTCATTTCAATAACACACCGAAAACGTTTTCCATTTTTTTCTGGTGTGAAACCTTCAGCATCAAATCTAGATGAACCTTCCCCAGTCCATTCTAATTCCCACCCATCAAAGTTAAGCAGCATTACAACTGCCTTTTCCCATTGGTTAATCTTCTTTATTCCCATTGTCCCAAATTACGTTCAAATCTTTTATCCATTTTTTGATTGTTTTGGGTGAGCAGGTGCAGGGTTTGTAATAACTATGCTTGTAATATTTTGAGTGTAGTTGGCAGACCATTTCAAATTCAATAGCGGATAAGTGTGATTTTGTTTCCATTCTAAATTGTTCCCAGTCTTTGCGGTCAAGTTCTTCAAATTTTACCATCTTTTAATTTTAATTTCATTTAGTTTTTTTCTTCTGTCTGGACAGTTACATTTAGTTCCTTTTAGTTTATGATAACTATCAACAAGATATTTAATCCCTGTGTATTTAGTAATGTAAAAAATAATATCTCCTAGTTTCATTTGAATTTTGTTAAGTGTTTTTTGTCAATTACATATGTTTCCCCATATCCAAAATCTTTAATTTCTTTTAATTCAATTACTTTACTTCTTTTTATGTGACCAATAAGTTCAACGTTATTATCCTGAACCCAAGCAAGTACATAATGATCAGCAGTTTTTCTTTTAAATTGATTTGTGTTTAAAAGTAGATCAGGTTTTTGTTTTCTGTTTGATGACTTAACATCAACGCCATATTTAAAGTCATATCCTAAATCACCTTTTCCAATTGTTGTACTGTCTACTTCTTCACCTGTGTGTATTCCATAAGCAAGTTCCCCAATCACCCCAATATAATGCCGCCACCAAGCAGGCTTGCTTTTAAAGAAATTAGAACTGTTTTTAGTATTAGCGTGATTCATTGATCCTGAACGTTTCATTGCTAAATCCTTACACCATTCCATTTGACTGTCTGTTAATGTAATAATCATAATAGTTTTTTTAGCTTACTTTTTACTTTGTGGTATGTATTATAAAGTGAGTAATAATGAATGTATGATTTTCTGGAAAATTCTGCAATTGATTCACCATCATTTATAACCTCAAAAACTTTTCGATCATACCAATACATTTTTGATAACGCTAATTGTATTTTATCATATGATTCTTGGTAGTCAATATCATTACTTGTTAAATGTACATCATCAAGATTAACCATTGTGATGTTTTTACCTTTACGCTTTAAATCAATAAACAGCGTTTTTAAGACCTTAAAAATATAATAGTAGTTGATTTCATTATTGTACATTATATTAAGCCCTGATTCAATCTTAAGTTGAATTTTATAATACATTTCTTGAACAATATCTTCTGCTAATGTTTTAGTACACCCAAATGTCTGAACTATTTCAACCCACGTGTCGTGCTTTTTAGCAATCAATATCATTGTTTTTTGTACCATACTATTTTAAAGGGTCATATAAATCTCCAACAATTACAGGAATACCAAAATCATTAACCTCAAAGCTAAATGTATCAAATGTAAAACCCCTGCTTCTACCACACCTGACAGTTACCCAATCCTTATTTACTGTATTAGCTTCTAATGATATAACAGTTTCTGCTTTCTTTTCAAGAAACGAGCCAAGATGTCCAGTTCCAAGTTTAGCACTTCCAAAGTTTTGGTGGATGACATTTATTATGTGGCAATTAAAAACGCTTGACCATTCCATTAGTTTTTGAACTAATTCGGAACTTTCTGAAATAGAATTTGCATCAGCACAAAGGTCAGCGATGCCATCAATAATGACTAATGAAGGTTTGTTTATTTTAGTTCTTAAATAATGTTCTATAAATTCAATTCGCATTTTATGATTGATTGACCTTAACCCAAAGGTATGATATTTTTCTGACATTATATTTGAATCCATATCGTGCGGTCTGCTGAAGACCTTTTGGCAATGCCATTTAGACTGTTCTGTATCTATGTGAACAAGGTGTCCATCACCCCTGTGCCCTTTTAAATCGCCTCCGTATGAGTTTTGACCGCTCATAAAAACTGAAGCTAATAATGAAACAAAAAATGTTTTCTTTGTCTTTGGCGGTGCGGTGATCACGGAAAGGTTTCCAAAACTAGCCAATGGAATTGGAACAATCACATCCCCACTTTTATATCTTATTACTTTTTCACCAAATGATAATGCAACTGGTGGATAATCTATTTTTCCTTTTGGATCAACGTAGCAATCTTGTTCAATAAACTGCATCAATAATTCTTGTTCTGTTTGTTTTTCTGTCATTTGATAAATATATAAAAAAAAAGGTATAGAATTTTAAACCTATACCTTTTTAATTAGTTAGTTAGATTGTTTTTAGAATGGTAAATCTGCACTTTCTTCAACTTGTGCAGGTTCATTTGAAGTCATTTCATTGTTTTCACGTTCTGCAAGAACAACATTTCCATCTGTCCAAACTACCTTACCATTTCCTAAAGAAAGTTTTTTCATTTTAGCTTCCCTTTCTTCTTTTGTTTGTGAATCAGTAACCCAAACATTGTTCCCATATGTTGTTGAATCTTGAACTGATATTGTAAAGTTATAGTAAACTGGTGTGTCACCATTTTTGTCTACCTTACCTTTTACAAATTTTTCCTTTGGAAGTTTATCCACCCTAATACTCGCATTGATTAATGTACTCATAATTTATTTATTTAGTTATTATTTATATTAAATTTACCCTTGTTATT